TACAGGGCGGGCAAGTAGCCCACTACAAAGACCTGTTTAAGAACACCAGCTTCCCTGCTTCTGGGCCGAGTGATGACTTCCTAGCGGCTAACGGTGCGGTAAAGGTATCCATGTTCCGTGACCACGATAGGGCCACACAGAAGCTCGTCTCATGCGCCCCAGTAGTAGAGAACGGGTTTGCTTATGTGGTCGAGGTGGTGGACAAAACAGCAGAAGAGATTGCCGCAGATGTAGCAAGCAAAGCTGCACAGGTTCGTGCTGCCAGGGATCGTGCTTTAGAGGCTTCTGATTGGCGAGTGATTCGTGCGGCTGAAACAGGTGTTGCTATGAGTCAAGAATGGCAAAACTATAGACAATCGTTACGAGATTTGCCAAACTCTAATGGGTGGCCCAATGTTGAGCTACCACACGATCCTAACTATGTTCCGATGGGTGAATAATGGAAGACGTTGAGCGAATAGCTAGATTGGAGGCGCAGCATCAAGAAGTAATGCGCCTTCTGCAAGAAACCCGCGAGGACATGAAGGGTCTACGAGATGATATGCACGAGGTGCGTAATGCTCTGACCCGTTGGAAGGGGATTGCGGCGGGTGTAGCACTTAGTGTTACTTGTGTGTGGGCTATTGTTGCCGCGATTTGGGGACTAGTCACAGGTGGAAAGTGATTGCGGAAATAGCCGCTGCAAACGCGGCCTTTCAAGTTATCAAGTCTGCAATCAAAAACTCGGGAGAGATTGCTTCTGCTGGTAAGGCGATTGTCGATTACTTCTCCGCGACAAGTAAGATCGAAGAGGAAGTCAAAAAAACGCCAGAGAGAAAGCGTTCCGACCTGGAAGAGTTTCTCGCCCTTGAGCAACTCAGAAAACAAGAACAAGAACTAAAAGAGCTTCTCATCTATCAAGGCAGACCTGGCCTTTGGGATGACTTCCAAGCCTTCAGGGTAAAAGCCCGACAGCAAAGAGAAGCGGAAGAACGCGAGGTGCTGCGGAAACAACTTGCAGAGAAAGCCCGCAGAAAAAAACTCCTAGAGAACATAATGTTGACCCTTTGGATGATTGTCCTTGTGGTTACGATTCTTGGCATTGCGGGACTTGCACTTTACTTATTTCTGGAGACCAGATGATTCCACTTACTGCTATTTTGGATGTTGGCTCTAAGCTGATAGACAAGTTAATTCCAGACCCAGAGGCCAAGGCTCGCGCACAGGTTCAGCTTTTAGAGATGCAACAAAAGGGTGAGCTTGCACAAATCCAAGCAGATACCGCAGAGCAAGAAGAGCTTACCAAACGTCAGCAAGCGGATATGGCCTCTGATTCTTGGCTGAGTAAGAACATCCGTCCCATGACCCTCATATTTATCCTGGTGGCCTATACAGTCTTTGGCTTAATGTCTGCGTGGGAGATTGAGGTAAACCAGGCGTATGTAGAGCTTTTAGGCCAATGGGGAATGCTCATAATGAGCTTTTACTTTGGTGGACGAACGCTTGAGAAAATCCTTGCCATGAAAAACAAGAAATGAACTGGTCAGACTACCCTAACTTTTCCGCACAAGAGTTTGACTGTTCTCATTGCGGCAAGAACGAGATGAAGCACGAGTTTATGGCTAAGTTGCAACACTTGCGTACAGTTTATGGCGCACCTATGAAAGTCACCTCTGGCTACCGCTGCCCCCAACATCCCATAGAGGCTAAGAAGGCGGCTCCAGGCGCACACGCCTCTGGTTTAGCGTGTGACATAGGGGTACAAGGCGCAGAGGCTCACAGGCTCCTAGCACTCGCGCTGGAGGCTGGATTCACGGGTATCGGGGTTCAGCAAAAAGGTGCAGGTAGGTTCCTGCATCTGGACACAAGGCCAGAAAAAGCCCTATGGTCATATTAGGAAGCCCGCAGTAGTCCCTTATCGTCATAAGATGTTCACCAGTTCCCTGGATGCCAGTCGCTCGCTTGCCGCTGTGCTGCGCTGCAATGACCTGCGGTGTACTTACAGTTTAGACTGTTTGTGGTAAAAAAACAACTACCAGTTTGGAATATCGTCCTCTAGCTGGTCGAAAGACGCAGATTTCTGTGGAACTGCCACACTTTTAGGCGCAAAATTCTGTTCTTTTGGGCTAACGGACAGGGAGAAGAACTTCCTGCCCTCCATCTTGCCCCCTGGCTTGCCTTCTTTCACCCAGGCACTCAGCCAATAATCCACCCCATCTACATTTATAGACCCCTTAAAATCTGGGTGCGTCTCTTTCTCTTTTTTGTCGTTGCGGGACAGCATCCCACTATTTGTATTGTCATAATTTGTCATAGCATCTCCACTTGTGTTAATTGGTCAAACATCTGGTCAACTTCAGCCAGAAACTTAGTCACTTCTTCTTCTACCCAGTCTATTTCCTCTTGAGAGGGCGTATAACGCCTTATAAAGAGTTGTTGGGCTTCTGGTAGCCTAGAGTCGTAGGAAACGAAGTCAACCCACTTGCGGCCCGTACAGGCGCATTGCAGGATCATCTGAGGCTTATGCTCTTCTGGGACTACGCCAACAAGCACCCAACCGATATGAGTCGTTGTATTAGGACACTTAATCTCTACTAGGCCATCGTCCACTAGACCGTCTGGCGATGCCCCGCAGAAGGGGATGCTTGGGTGATCTACAAAGCCAACATCCTTTACTAAGCGACCCGTCTTCTGTTCGTAGGCTTCCTTGGCCCGTGGCTCTTCCTCTGTGCCGCGCATCATGGCGGGCGTTACAAACTTGTCCACCACATCGCCCGTAAGCCTCTCGCATAGAATCTCTATCTTTAGGGCTTTACGCTCCGCAGAATCGTCTCCGTTCTTGAGCTTTTTAACTATGGCTTTTGTGCGGCTGGCTGTGGCCTTCCCACATCTCTGGTTATGCCAAGCCCCTGTGCCTTGTAGCTTATTTTCTTCTCTCACAGCATTTCTCCTAAATTCTCGTAAAACTCCTTCTGGGCCTCTTCTGCAAACGCTTGAGCGTCTGGCGATAGGTCTGCGTGTTTAATCTTGCTACGCAGCCAGTAAGCGTAAGAGTCTAGCCCGCCTCGTATCCGTGGGGCTTCTAGGTACATCGCGGCCTCCTCTGGACTTTCACATTTTAACTTGATTTCAATCATTTTGTTTCATTCCCCAGATTTGGATACAGGTGCTTTCTAGCCTTGCGTCTATCGGGTTCAGTCGCAACAAGTCTTTAGCACCCTGCTTGTAGGCTTGTATGACATCTGCGACTTCTGCAGACTGGTGGACAATCTCCTTCTCTGTGACCTTGCCATAGATCAGGCAGACAAGAACCCCCATCGTGAACCCCAAGAGCCAGTTCATAAGAACATCAACCCGACAAACAAAAGCATCAGAACGGCTACGGTTCCAAGTCCGTCAAGCGTTGCAGCTTTTTCCTCCTGGCTTCTAAGTCTTTCGCATACGCCATGTCTAAAGCAGACATCGCCCACTCTTGCAGATGAAACGACTCGCGTTGAATATCTATACATCGCGTTATTACCTCCCCAAGTTCTTTTGTTTCCAGTATGGATGCTGCGGTTAAGTCTCTGAGATCCGCACATAGCGCGGTGATTCGTACTACATTTGCTCCGTGGTTGTTTTGCATACTTCTTCCTTTCGCTTAGAAAAAATGGTTTGCATTACTTTCCTGTCTGCTTCACCCATGGCTCCCCAGACGACTTTAAGCTCTTCCAATGAACCACAAGCGTTTACCGCCTTGGTCATCTTTTCCACGCGGGGATCAGACTGGCTAGAGATAGCCGCGATAACCTCATCCGCAGAGGCAATTTGCATTTCCTGAGAGCCATAATCTAGGAAGCCTAGTGCGCGGCCTACAGCACTCGTCTCCGCTATTTCCACATACGAGGTCTGATGCATCTTAGATGCGTTACGAGTCTCTAGGGCGTGGCCTGTAGCCTGGTGGACACCAGCCGCATCACAGATGTCACAGCGCATAACCACATGGTCTGCGTCCAACTCTATAACCTCTGTGTGGATCTGCCAGTCAGGATGGTCACTACGAAACTGGTGTATCCGAAAGGCTACGGTTGAGTATTCCTTGCCGTGGATGTTTACCTTGCCTGTATTAGTCATCTGATTCTCCCAATTCAAATGTAAGTGGTTTGTCGCTAAAAAGGTCTACCCTTAACTCCCCATCGCGGTGCTTAATTACCAGCGTGGTGAAGTAAGTTTGCAGGTTGTCTTTCTTGTGTTGTACTAGGGATAACCCGTCCGTGTGGTGGATTGTCATGTCCATTTAGATGACCTCCATGCTTTTGAAACAGAGTAGTTCAGCGGTAAGTTGCTGGCGCGGTAAAACATAAACAGGCGAAAACAAACCAGCATCCTCTTCAGCCTCCTGCTGCCTAAGTAAGTCTTCTTGGTGAGCTTGCCCAGCGGCATCGTCATAGTCCTCCATTTAGTTCTCCTTAAAAAGTAACCACAAGCACATCTTCCCGAAAAGTGCATGAAATTTTAATTAGGGAAAACCCTTAGTTGCTTAAATGCAACAGTTTAACAATCATGCTTAAGTCTTTGTTTTGTAAACATATCGTGATAAGGTAACGCGCATGAAACTGGTGACAAGATCTACTTGCATCGCGGTTTACGAACTGCTTATCCAGTTGCCCCCTATAAAAGCGTGGAGACTTCCACCCTCTCAAGACCTGATCTTTTCTGTCAGGCATCTCCCAGATGTCTATGGTTTGTACGAGCCAGAGCCGCACAAGATAACCCTCTCCTCTGCTAAACACGCGCATCTCGATACTTGTATCAGGACAATGGCGCACGAAATGATCCACCTCCACCTTTACATCCGCAAAGACCCCGACTGGGATAAACATACAAAGGTCTTCTTGGACTGCGCGGCTAAGGTCTCACACACATTGGGCTTTGACCCGAAGGAGTTGTAATGGCATCAGCAGCTTGTAGTGATGAAGAGTTTATAAAATTATTTAGAGAGCTAGGTTCTCCCCAGGTGATTGCCGAAACACTAGGCATTTCTGTCCGCAATGTTTTTGCGCGAAGAAATCGTCTTACCCAGAAGCATGGGATAGAACTTCTTTCGTTCTCCAAACATTCGCGGATCACAAACGTAACGCATGAGCAGAAGATTTACAGCGAGCTTAAAGACGGGATTGTTGTGGTTTTTAGTGACGCTCACTACTGGCCTGGGCCTCCCACAATCGCGCACCAAGCGTTGCTTGCGGTCGTAAGTAACCTAAAACCAGCAATCGTAATCGCAAACGGAGACGTTTTTGACGGGGCTAGAGTCTCGAGGCATGATCCTATCTACAAGCACGAAACGCCCTCAGCCAAGGAAGAGGTAGAGGCTTGCGTGACTCGCATGACAGAGATAGAGGACGCTAGTAAGAACTCAACACTTATTTGGAACGTAGGCAACCACGACCAGAGGTTATGGCGGTACATCCGAATGAACGCCCCAGAAGTCTCTGGTATGGCAAACACAGACCTGTTCGACTACTTTGGACGCTGGAAACAGACCTACGCGGTAGACATAAACGGCAACACGCTTATCAAACACAGATGGCACAACGGCATACACGCAACGTACAACAATGCTTTACGGGCTATGGGAGCGCATGTTGTAACTGGTCACTTACATCGCTTGCAGATTACCGCGGTAGCTGGCTACGGACACCAGCGATTCTACGGGGTAGACACAGGTACGCTTGCAGATGTAGACGGGCGGCAGTTTGCCTACTTGGAACACAACCCAGTCATGTGGGCCTCTGG